ACCTGCTGCAACACTTGCACCGGGAAGACCGTTCAATCCTGCCAACATATTGTCGATGTCAAAACCTAATTGACGGTTAACGAACAATACGTTTTCTTCGATTGCACCTTGCTTATCCAAGCGACCTACGATAAGGTCCCAATCAGATAAAGTAGTTGGATTACCTGCACCCCAAACATTACCACGGTTGTTCACAGTGTAGAAAACACCTTCAGAACCATAGAAACCTGCAGCAACTGCAGCTGAATTTGCGTCTCCGGGAACCGCTTCAATCATTGAAGTCTCCATATAGTCTTCAAAACGAAGACGAGTCTCGTGCTCAGACTTCAAATACCAAAGGTATCCTGTAGCACCATTCTCGGTGGTTACTTCAACCCAACCAATTTGAGCCATATCTGAACCGTTAACCGCGTATCTGTCTTTCAAGATAATTGGTTTGTTTGAGTAGATGTCGTCCTCAGACTCCAACTGACCTTGCATTCCGTTAGTTCCTTTCTTGAACTCAGAACCGTAAACAAACATTGTACAAACATTACCTGTAGCAAGAACAAGGTTAGGAGTTGCTTCATAGAAAGCAACACTTAATGTAGTAGCGGTTGGATTAGCTACAACAATAGCCTTTCCTGAAACACCGGTTGTGTTGTTTTGCAACATAATTGTTTGTCCAATACGAACCGCAACTGAACTTTGGTTTGATGGCAATGTAACAGTTACAGTTACGTTTGCTCCACTTGCTACTGTTCCTAAAGTACAAGTAGTGTACTTAATATGAAGACGACCTTGTTCTGCCCATTTGATTTGGTCAGAATTTGAAGGCATCTCAGCACCTACCATTCTCAAGAATGAAGCTACTGTACGATTACCATAACGCTCAAACTCCTTCTCATAAGTATCAGGAAGATACTGATTCATAAAGTTGAAAGCTTGAGTTCCGGTACCAATGTAATTGGTTTGTAATATTACTTGGTCTACCGAGGGTTGTGTAAACCCGGGGGCGAAATTAACTAAAGCACCTGCCATTTTTTTAAGTTTTTAATTTTTATATTCTTTTTGTGCTGCGAATTTTTAAGTTTCTTCCGTGGTCAGGATTCACTGCTTTAACCTGCACACCATTTGGAGTTTTTGCCACTTCAGTTGCTCTACGCTCAGACATATTAATATTCTTAATCTTGCGTGTTACATCATCAGTAGCATCCGCCATACCTTGCTCGTAAAAGAACTTTGCAAAGCGGTCCGGATTCATTGCAATCGATAACGCTCTGTGGTATCCTGCTGCGTCTTTGATTAGTCCGCTCTCATCCAAAAACTTTTGAATAAAGTTTTGTGGAGTTGATTGGCTTTTCTTTAACTCAGCCGCATCACCCGGAGAGAAAGTAAGTTTTCGGTCATTTACGTTGAACTCAAAACCTTTGAACTCGCTGCTAAATACCTCATTTGTCTTTTGGTCAAACCATTGACGCTTACGATTATTCTCCTCTTCAATCGTTCTCGCTTGCTGCATATATTGTTTGTAAGCATTGAACTCTTCTTTTTCGCTTTCAGAAATACCTACCGTACTTGACTCAAGGGGTAGTTTGTATTTTTCTTTCTGCTCACCGAAGTATTTCTTTGCTTCCGCTATAGCCTTTTTCCTTGCGATTTTTACCTTCTTAACAGTAGACTCATCGTCGAGGTCTTCATCAAACCTATAGTCATCCATTAACGCATCGATGTCATCATTATCGAGGCCCTCTTGTGTAGAGTGAAGATACTGTTTTAAAAGAACATCACCATCCATCGATTCAAAGTCTTCTCTTAATTTTAAGAAATCTTCAAACCCTCTTCCGGTTTCTTTCTTGTACTTCATAAAAGCAGCCACGTCTTCAGGCATATCTTCAGCCTGACCACGCTCTGCCATCAACTCATCAAATGAATTGATTTGCTTATTGTATCGTTTGCCAATATATGAAAGAACGTCTTCTTCTTTTAATTCAGGAATATTATTCCCATCACCATCACCATCACCATCATCTGCACCTACACCTGCATTATCATTTGCTGCCGCTGCCGCTGCCGCTGCTTGTTCTGCTTCGTGATTAGCAAGCAACTCAGCTTCTTTTTCTGCAACTCCCTTTATCTCTCCTGTCTCAACTACTTTTACTGCTTTAAATTCCATTGTATTTAGATTTGATTTACTGCAAATTTAAACAAAAATTCTATATGTTTTTAACGAGGTGCAAATTCAGAAAAATCAAACCCATCTAAACTATCTTCATTGGATTCAAAATTCAAAGAAGGAAGATTGTTTTTACGTTGCTCAATCAATTTAGACTGCTGAGTATTCTGAATACTGATTCTCTTATCCTTTGCAGTTTCTTTTTGCATATCACGTTGATTCAAAGTTCCCGCTTGAAGTTGAGCAAGTTGTTGGTTGTACTTAAATTCTTCAGCCATAAGCTGAGTTTTAAGCATAGCCTCTTGTTTCATCTTCTCAATATCAAATGCCACCTCAGCTTGTTTCATTTGCATCTTAGATTGAGCCTCCATTTGAATTTTTTGCATAGCAACTTGACCTGCCATCTCTTGAGATTTAAGTTGTTGTTCAGATACAAGAGCTTGCTTCTGCATATTCATCTTTTCTTCTCTTTGCTCCTTCTTGGTTCTCTTGAGTTTTAATAATTGATTTGCAAGTTTGATATTGCGAATCTCTCTAATGTCAATAGCATCCTCAATATCAATATTACCTCTTGACAATGCCACTTGAATATTAGCTTCAAGCTGACTCTTCTGTTCTTCATCAGGGGAAACTTCAATGAAAATACCAAAGTCGTATATGTACAAATCAGATATATCATTTAGTATTGACACATTGAATCTACCTATTTGATTGATAAACTCATCTTTGAAGTCAGAGTATTCTAAAACATCAGCAACACGATACGTAATAGCTTCCGCCAATGAACGATAGATATATAGACCTGCATCAAGAATGTGTCTTGTTGCGGTATTAGAATTAAGCGCAGCAAGCTTCTGTAATCCAACCAATGAATTAGGGTCGGGTGTAGAACCATCACGAGCTTCATTAAGACCTGTAACAGTCCTAATCATATCCATATAGTGATTGTAGTTAGCAATCAACATCTGCGTTTTGGATGCGCCTGAGTTTGATGTAAGCTGAGTGATGGGAACACGAGCATTATTGAAATCACCATCTTGCGTAAAGCTTCTTCCGATAACACTACCTGTTTGGAAATACAATCTCAAAGCATCCTCGGGATTGTAAGCCGCACCTGTACCCAAGTCAACTTCATTCAATCCATCGGCATCAATAAATACACCATCAGGTACAACGCGTGCAATGACTTGTTGTAATTTAAGATGGGTAATCTGAATCAAGTCAGCAAATGGAATCATTCTTCTAACTAAAGATTCAATAGCTCCTTTGTACATTCTTGGAGCGCAAGCTACATAGTTTGGCAAGGCGTGTTGAGATGCTGACTTAGGACGTACCATATTCTCAGACATCTTCCATTGAAGAAGGATATTGGTTCCCATAACCATAATGCCTTCATACCAAACATCAATAACTTTTTCAATCTTTTCAAAGTTACCTTCCTCCATCATCTCTGTGGGAGGATTAAAATTATCATCTTTCTGAATTACACGGGTTCCACCGTTCTCAAGAACTTTTTTCTTGTAAACTATTTTCTTGGTAGTCTTGTAATTAAAGTACATCAAAGTACAAGTGTCTTTACTGAAAAGACTGTTCTCATAAAAACGAGCGACATTGTAATAGTCATACCATCCTTGACTATACTGAGCTATCTCAGCCAAATCTTGAGCGGTTAACGATTGGTCTATCTTGTACAATTCTGTAAGAGGCATTGTCTTAATCTCTCCCCAATAAAAACAATCCTTAAAGTGTGGGTCTTCAGTATAACTATAGACCACGTTAGCGGGGTCTACGTATGAAATTTTAACACCCGTTCCTTGTAGAAACTCGTGCTTTGCTACAGAGATTCCAAGAACTGTTTCATCATAATCAAGTCTCCAACGAATATCTTGATAATGGTTTTCATCAAAAATCGTATTGATGGCTTCTTCTTCAGCAATCTCAATAGCAGGTTTATAGTTAAGCTGCATATACAATGACAACTCATCGTCAGTCTCAGGAAGTTCTTCAGGGTCCATCATAAATGGATTAGCACCTGTAAGTTCTTGAATTTTTGACAAGACAGGTTTACCTGCCATTTGAGTTTCAACCATCTCCTGATACTTATTCCTCTTAGCTTGAGACATTGCATCTTGAGCATACACCTTAATCTTGAATAATCTATCAGACATTCCATTCACAACAATATCAACAAACTTTGGAATTACAGGAACCGGTGTCCAATCCAAATTCAAATAAGATAAATCTCCATCTACCGCCAATTCATTCTTGTATTTACCAACGGATTGCTCTCCACGAGCGTACAATCTCAACTTATGAAATTCATTCCATTGAGAGTAGTATCTACAACCACCTCCATCTTTTCTGAACCACTCATATTGAATAGCCTGACCTACCTGAAGACCATAGGCATCAGATGCTTTTTCCGCGTCAGAGGCAAATTGATTTGGAAAACCGGAAGACAAAACATTTATTACTATATCTTTCATTGAATCAGTTGACTTATTTTTCCATCATTCTTGTATCTTGCGAAGTTAATACTTATTTTGCTTTCTTTTTTCTCGGGCATATAAAGATGTTTTTGGTTAGCCATAATGGCCAAACCCGAACTGATAGATGCGTCAAATCTTGTTCTGTCATTGATATCAAATTTAGCCCAATCCTCAAGTGTTCTTGTGAATGGCATAGTCCCCATTTCATCCGGGTCTCTATATGTTCCTGACAAATCCATACCAACATACTTCTCTACGTATGACTCAATAGCAGAGGCGTGAGACTGCTTAACATCTTCAGATGAGTTAGGTATGCCACCAAGTTCTCTTTCTGTCTTAGATAGCTTTGCAAATTGCTTGTCAGGTCTATTCATACAAAAACCTCTGTAGCCTCTATTCTTGAAGTGATACAATAAACGAGGTTTATTATTCTCAGCCAATACCGGCATCCCGTAAAACACGCAAGCCATCAACACATCTTCAAAGAATATCTCTGCGGTTTGTGGTCTTGCTACATATTCCAAGAAGAACTCATTGACAGGAGCCTCATCCATATGGAACTTGGTCATTCCGTGCAGAGCTCCATTAGACCCACGCCCATCAACAACTGCAGATATATCGTATGAGTCACAACCAAAGGAGCCTAAGTGTTCATTGCCGGGATACTTTATTCCATTTCTCTCGTGTACATTGTTCTGAATCTCTTTTCTTGGTGTCCAACTTATCAAGAACCTACCCCGTTTGTCCGGCATAAAAATAACCTTGGTGTCTTTTATACCGTCCTTCCACATAAACGAACCACGGGTAACGTGATGTTCTTTTATGAGCGTGTCATTGTAATCAATCTGTTGATATATCTTGGTCAAGTTAAACAACGCCTGCTTACTCTCATCTCTGAAAGCGTGTGACTCTGTACGTGGAAACTGTCTGTAAAATTCATTCAGTGCATCTGCATCATTCTTCAATGACTCTACCTCAGCTTCCCAATAGTCAATGGCACCATTGGTAATCCATCCACCATCAACACCGCGTATAGGCTTCTCCGGCTTTCTAAATACAGGCATACCATAAACGTCAATGAACCCTTCCATATTCCATTCCATTGGAATAAACAAAGCATACAATCCACTCTTGGTCTGACCATTTGCATTTCGAGAAAGAACTCGGGAGTCTTCATAGATGTCCTTAAAATTCTGACCACCTTTAGCAAGAGCGTTAGAAGTTGACCCCATCATACACTTACCAATAATCTTACTACCCAAACGTAGACAGGTCTTCGTTACGCGCCAATTCTCTTTGATATTGTTTGGCTTAGTCCACTTACCACTCTCATCGTGTATGAGCAACTTTAATTTTTCTCCATCATAAGAGTTATCCTCAGTGTTCTTCCAATCTATTGTTGTATCAAGACCCTCTATCACTTCCTGAGAAGAGTCAAACATATTCTTCTTCGTAATCTTTGAAGCCGGAACGCGATACGCCAATTCAGTTTTCGGCTTATCCATTCCATCCATAATAGGTTTGAAGAAGAAAGGAAGGCGGTTGTTAATAGGAACAACCTTATCGGTAAACATTTTTTTAGCATCGGCCCCGGTCTTTGATAGGATACCCACACGTGCATCTCTCACAAGGGTTCCTGTGTTTATACATTCCGATGAAGACATATACGAGAATCCTGAACGACGTATCTTGAGATAGTCCATACCAAAACATCTCTCATCAGCTTTGCAAGCCTCCCAATAAATCCAAAAGATTCTGTTGGCTTCACGAAAGTCGGGGTATCCAATGTCAATACTTGACCATTGCAAGTACATCCAATGAGAACCTGTGATGTATGTTGGAACATCGTTGTTCATAAACCACATACCTTCCTCACGATAATCAAACTGTTGCTCAATATAGTCTACCCACCTGTTCTTGAAATCAGATGACATATCATTCCATTGAAATATAGTTTGAATTTTTGCAAGCGGTGCCGGTAACTCTTGTCTCTCCCAATACTGCTCTTCTTTTTTTTCGTGTCTTTGAAGACACGTTTTTGGTATTGGAGGAAGAGCTATATTTAAATCAGCTATCCGAACAATGTCTCCAATCTCACCTGTTTTAGATATAACAACAAAATCATATTCCTTGTTGTAGCCATAATCCCAAGATTTAGCCTTGTTTTTTTTGGCAATCGCAACACCGGAAACATACTTGTCAAGTACACGGTATAAGTTATTTTGACCTTCGTTCTGCAAATCCTTGTTTTGTATCTACTTTACTTGGCCCTTTATCGATAGACTCAAGAGCTTCTTTCTCTGCCTCAATCTTACTAAGAATCTCAAACGCATCAAAGATGGCAATCTTCTTTGTAGCAGCAGCATTCTTCAATCTATCTGCAGCCAACTCTGATACCTCACCATCACTATCAACGTGCTTCTGCATAATTTTCTCCTCAGCAACTTCAATAAGATGCTCTACCGCTTTATATCCTGCTGAGATAATCTTTTCTTTTAACTCCTTGCTCATAGTTTCTTTTCTAAAAATATTACCTGTATCAAGCGAGCATCTTCTCCTTCGCCAAAATTTTCAAATATGTTTCTTGAGTGAGGGCAATCTGAATCAAACGCAACCATTCTGTTGAACTTAGAGTAAGCCACGCACAAAGGTTTGCCATCTCCGTCATATAAAGTTGTTCCATCATTGTCAGGATGATTTTGACTAAGGTACAAAATAACTGTGATGTCTCCCATCATCTCATCTGTGTGAATGAAATTTGGCTCTATCTGATTCATTGGTGAATGCCTAACAAAGTTCCACTTTACTTCATAGCCAATAAAATTATCTAAGACAAACTTTTCAAACTCATCTTTACCTCTTGGTTGTATCCCCTTAAATACTTTCCATCCATCAGCATAGTCTTGAAAACCGTGTTGTAAAATATCCTGCACGTATTCCTTTGGGTTTACGAGCACATCATCAATGCTAAGTAGATTCATAATTTCATTGTTATTTGATGGTCAAAGATTCTGTAAAGTTTTTCTCCATCTATATTAAACTCATACTCACTATCGGGACCAAATGTTACACTATCTCCTGCATTTATACCTTGAGAAATAAGATACTCATTTGGATATTTCATAATCCCCATCAATGGTTCTTCTGAGAATGGTTTCTTGATATATGAATCAATGGCCGGAATAGGCTTTACAAAGCAATATCTATCGTGAGCAAACCACTTATCTTTCTTCTTGTATAGAAAAAATTGGTCATACTCAATCAAGAAAATATCTTCCTTGAAAAAACTCTTACCACTCTTCCTTCTTCCTTTCATATCGTTATAGAATTTGAAAGTGTTGTGATGAACAAGTAGAGTATCACCGGGCTCGATTGGTCCGGTGTAACCTAAAGGTGTTTCTATAACAACCGCTTCACGATTAGAGAATTTATGTTCTTCCTCAGATGTATTGACGATGAACTCTATCCCTCCTATGTTTTTTGTGTTGTTATATCTTTTTCCTTCTAATGGTTTAGTGATGAAATAGAATGGTGATTTCATTAGAAATCTATATTAAATTCGATTGAAATTGGAATTGATTGACTAAACTCTTTCCACAAAACAACCTCTTCTTTTTTATTGATGATGAAGATTTGAAAGGAAAGTTTTTTAATGTTGTGCTTGATATGGTGTATCTCATTCGTATCTCCCAATATCTTTTGCCCGACCATATAGTGCATTGCACTTTTATAGTCAGGGCCTACAGATATTTTACGAATCTCACCATTCATTATGGTAGAAAACCAATTTTGTAAACATTCACAATAGCTGATGGTGCCATTGGATATATCCCTCCTGCAGTAGTAGAAATTAATTTAGCTGCAGTATTTGTTGTAGACCAAGCTATTGTAATATCATCAGTAGATAAAACATTTACCAACATACTATATGTTATTTCTTCAATGTGAGTATTTGCAATGGTATATACTTGTCTTGAAAATGGAACATTGGCTCCAAGTTTTGTCAACCAAAAAGACAACTGAGCATCTCCACCACCACCCGTATGTTCAACTCTTGCTTTAAGTTCAATCATATACACACCGTCCCAAGCAAAATTTAATTTTTCTAAAGTTGCTACTGTAACTCCATTACTCAATATTGGACTTCCAAACTGAACATTTAATGCAACACCTATTGAAGTATGTTGTTGAGTTGTTGAACTGTAATACTGACCAAAAGAAAAACATTTTTCATTGTACTCATAGAGCGAGCTAAAATTTCCTTCTTCTGCGCGTATGTTATAGCCATCAAGGTCAACACTATCAGTAGCTCCCGTATAAGGAACGAAATTTGTCAATAAAGCAGGGTCATTAGCAAGAGCTAACATACTACCTACTGAGAAGTTTTTTGTAGCGTTATCGTCACCTACCTCTGTTCCAATAAGTCTATCAGAAAGAGTTACGGAATCGGCATTTGGGTATGAACTAATCTTGGCCATTATGACAAAGTTAAAAGGTAAAGAGTTTGATTAACCAATCCAAGCATCTCATCTACGATATTCTGAAGCTCAGAAGAGTAGTTGTTACGCTCGCTATCAAGAATGCTTTGCATCTCTTTAAGGTGAGAGATAGACTCCATATTCTTAGACTCCGGGATGATAATCTCAACACGCTTATTGCGTCCGAAATAAACCTCAGTGAATTTGTCAGTCAAGTCAAGGATTCCATCATAGTAATGGTTCAATGCTTTGTGTTCAGCAAACGATGTAGTTTGCAAATGAGCAATGTGCATTGTATCTCTTGAGTGGAACAATGTTCCAATAAATTTTCCCGGTGTCATATTACTTTTGTTTATAGGTTATCTGTCCTGTTTGCACATTGATGATGGCATCTTCACCATACTTTTCAATAAGTGTTTTCTCATTATGAGAGAACTCCATACGCATCATTTCAATGTGTCTAAGCAAATTTTGCTTTTGCAATTCCATATCTCCAAGAGCAACCTTAGCTTCATTAAACTTAGAGGTCATCTCTTGAATCTTTTTCAATTCTTCGTTGGTTACAACTGTAGCTTCCATTTTGATTTTGATTTAATTATTTCCACAAAGATAGTAGAAAATTCTTATTAAGCGTTTCTCTTGATTGAACTACCAAAGTAGTAACCGAAAATAGAAAGCACAACACCCTCTGTGATACCTATCAAGTGAATCCAAACTTCTTTGTTTGCTTCAGGAATATTCAAGAAAGCTATTGCATACACAATGAAACTAAAAGCTAACAATCCAACAACTCCTGTGGCTATAAACATAAAGTCTTTGTTGTGCAATTTTGCAATCTCAATCTCACGATTGCGTGCAGAGTGTCTATCCTCAAATTCAATCCTTGCAGCCTCGAGCATTTCGTTGATTTCACCAATAAGGTTATCCTTCTCTTCTTGAGTAAGGTCCTCAGCCATATTGATTAGGTTCTTAGCAATGCCAAGAGCCCCACTATCAGGCAAAACATCTCCAACTACTTCTAAAATCTTTGGTGATTTTTCTTTTAAGAACTGACCAACCTTGGTATCTCTAAACTTCTTGCGAGGTTTCTTATCCATTGTAAGGAATATATTTGGTTTTGCCTGCAATCTTGATTGCTTTTAGAGCATTCTTACGATTACCCTTGGTAGAAAATGACACGTGAACCCAATCGGGTTGAATGTCATTTCCAAACTCCCAAATAATTTGGTCATATTCAAGATTTTCTTTGA